TCAAGGACTAACACAAGCCGCAGCTAATGCATATGACGGCGCACTAAATGATGATGGCGAGCCTCTAAAGGCCGGCCTTAAAAGAGAAGAGGGCAACCCCCTTCTAGACAAAAGATGTATGGATGGCTTTAACGTTCGATTCTTTGGCAATAAAATGATCTTGAGTTACCAATCAGAAGTTCAGCTGAAAGAAGTATATGCAAACGGTTTTGAAAGCGAGATTGATCAGCGTATGACTGATATTGTTTCGTTTCTCAAAAAAGAATCTCGCAAGATTACTGGAAACTCTGTTAAATTAAAGCAGGAAGGCGATGTTGATATGCGCGTTGAAAGTTCTTCTCGTATCCGCTCCTGGGTAACAGCGACTAAGACATATATTATTGAGAACGTAGATGCGGAAACGGTACCTCAAGGTTCTAAAGACCGGCTCGACAGCGGCTGGAAGTCTTTTCTTGATCAAGGGGGTTTTCAAGGTAAGCGCCCAAAAAACGATACTCGCAAGAAAGGATCTGAAAAAGAGAAATGAAAATCACAAAATCTCAACTTAAGCAGATTATCAAGGAAGAGCTTTCTAATATTATGACAGAGGCTGCTATGTCATTTGAAGAAGATGTCACCCTTACCATAAAAGACGCCAGAAGAGCACTCACCAATGTGGCTGGCGCAAATCGGTATGCCAAGCGATTGCTCAGAGACTTAAGTGATTTAAGACTCCGAGTACAGACTGAGTTAGATGAATTAAACCCCGAAGTAAAAGCTTTAGAAAAGAGGCTAACTGAATTAATAAAAGATCTAAAGATTCAGCTGAATGAGGAAGGCGGCTTTGATGAGGACTACTTGCGGTCTATGAATGGGTGGTTAAACAGTTTGGTGCCGTTGGCGACAAAAGGATTATCTAGGGCTAGTTAATATTATGAAAATTACACTTAAAAGATTACGTGAGATTATAACTGAGGAAGTTATTAAAGAGGAGCTTGCTCCCGAGATAGCTGCGCCCGCAATCGCCGCAATGCTACAGGGAACAGATTCGGTCGATACTTCCGAGATTTTCGGCGCTGTCTTTGATCAGATGTATGGTGAAGGCGCCATAGATGACGAAGCTGAAAGAATGGCATCCGCCGCCGACGCAGAGCCCGAAGAAGAAGATTTCCCCACAGAGTATCAGGCCGGTGGCGCATATGGGGATCGCCCCAAGGTAGGCTTTGAATTAGATGAGAATATTGAGGAAATTATAAAAGAAGAATTAGTAATAGTCTTGAACGAATACGTTACAAAAGATAGAGCAGCGCAAGCAGTATTAAACCACCTAAACATGGAACAGCAAAGGGCTTTAATGCAGGTAATGGAACTTACAGGCAGAACCCCGGACGAGATTGACGCGTTGTTGAAAAATCCTGCAGAACTAATCGCGGTTTTAATAGACTGGAAGAGGGCTGATTCGGTCCAGATCGCAGAGTCTGTAAGAACAAATATTGAAACCATTCTCCAGGAATACTATATTCACAAGATTGAGAGCATGCAAGCTAAACTATTAACAGAATCGGATCGCCAACTCGCCGCCAAAGATCGATATGAGAATCCGCCCGAAACACCACCCACTGTTAATCCCGAACTGGTTAGATTACGTCAGCCGCGCTCACCGTTGCAGCATTTTAGGACGCAGACTAAAAATTTAGTTAGAGATATAGCTTTATTTTCTGAGAAGATGGCCGAATTAATTTCTAAAGGCACCAATGTGAGGCACGCAGTAAACTTTATGAGAGATGAGCTTGGCGTCGACCCGATCGGGGCTTTACAAAGCATTTACAAAGCTTTAGAAAAAAGCTATAGAAATCAAACATTCCACCCATCGGCCGCCCCGGAGAAAGATCCTGAAACTTATTATCATGAAATGCCGGGTGAGAAGCCCAGCGCCGGAATCGCGGGCCGCACTGCTCAACAGGACGCCGACGAAAGATATGAAGAGTGGGAGCGATTTATTGCTAAGGATCGAAAATCACTAGAGGACTTCGCCGAAAAAATCAGTACTGCTGTCACCAAGCTCAGAGGCGCCAGCGCAGTGGCGCGCAATCCTGCGGGGGAGCCCTCACGTGCATATGAAGAATAATGAGCTTTCAATTATCCAAGCAAGAAAAAGTAAAAGAGATACTTAAGTGTGGAAAAGACCCCTCCTACTTTCTTAACAACTACGCAAGAATATCGCACCCATTACATGGACTTATTCTTTTTAACACATTCGACTTCCAAGATGACCTTCTCAAAGATTTTAATGATTACCGTTTTAACGTTATTCTAAAAGCTCGTCAGCTAGGTATCTCAACTATTACAGCCGGCTACATCGTGTGGATGATGTTATTCCACCGCGATAAGGCTATTCTTGTTATGGCAACCAAGTTTGCGACAGCAGGAAACTTGGTTAAGAAAGTCAAGAACATTATGCGGAATGTCCCCGATTGGTTAAAGATAGCCACAATCAGTGTAGACAATCGCACTTCGTTTGAGCTTTCTAATGGCTCTTCGATCAAGGCAGCATCAACATCCGGTGATGCCGGCCGTTCGGAGGCCCTGTCGCTATTGGTACTTGATGAGGCCGCTCACATTGAAAACCTTGAAGAGCTTTGGACAGGTCTATATCCCACGCTATCAACAGGTGGTCGCTGTATAGCCCTTTCTACGCCCAACGGTGTGGGTAACTGGTTTCATAAAACTTGCACTGACTCCGAAGCCGGCTCGAACAATTTTAACTTAACAACGCTTATGTGGGATGTTCATCCTGATCGCGATCAAGAATGGTACAAAAAAGAAACTAAGAATATGTCAAAGCGCCAGATTGCGCAAGAGCTTGAGTGTAATTTCAATACATCTGGTGAAACTGTTATTGATCCTGATTGTATGCAGTGGATGCTAGCGACCGTCAAAGAGCCAAAATATCGTACTGGATTTGATAGAAATTTTTGGATATGGGAGGAGTTCGATCCGACCTGCAATTACTTAATGGTCGCAGATGTGGCTAGGGGTGATGGCGCAGACTATTCTACGTTTCATATTATTAAACTTGAGACGCTTGAAATAGTTGGAGAATATCAAGGGCGCCCCACTTTGGATATGTATGCTAATATGCTTAATCAAGTGGGTCGAGAATATGGTGGATGCATGTTGGTAGTTGAAAATAATAATGTCGGATATTCAATATTAGATAAATTAATTGAACTTGCTTATCCAAATGTTTACCATTCAATTAAATCAACACACGAATATATTGAACAACACCAAGCAGAGGTAAGGAGTTCAGCCGTTCCCGGATTTACTACATCAATGAAGACGCGCCCGCTTATCATCGCCAAACTAGAGGAGTTTATCAGAAACAAACTAATTACCATATATTCTTCTCGTACAGTCAATGAGATGAAAACTTTTATTTGGAGGAACGGTAAGCCAGAAGCTATGAAAGGCTATAATGATGATTTAATTATGGCATTGGCCATTGGGTGTTGGGTTAGAGATACAGCGCTGCAAGTAAATGCCAGAGAATTAAATTATCAAAAAGCATTTCTTAGTTCTATTATCACAACAAAAATGACTATGAATACACAAATCAAAGGACAAGAAGGCTACAAGAAGAATGAAATTTTTGATAAAATGACTGAAGCAGAAAAAATGTACCAACAATACAAATGGATTATAAAGTGAGAAAATAAATGGCATCACGCAACAAAGGAAAAAACCCAGCTAATTCAGAGTCGCAACTGTTCAAGGCGCTAACAAGATTGTTCTCGGGCCCGATTATCAATTATAGATCTCAGTCAGGTCGCAGAATCAGAAGACAGCATCTTGACAAGTTTAGTTCTCGATTTAAGACGGCATCTGGCCAGCAGTTTAAGAAGTCTCTGTATAATCCTTTAGACGTTGTAGCCACCGAGGCTATCGCAAATCAGCGCCGAACAGAGCGCTATGTTGATTTTGATCAAATGGAGTATATGCCCGAAATTGCTTCAGCGCTAGATATCTATTCAGACGAGATGACGACTCACTCTTCGTTAAGTCCTATGTTAAATATTAAGTGCCCCAATGAAGAAATCAAGGCAGTTCTTACAATATTGTTTGATCAAGTTTTAAATGTTCAATATAATTTATTTGGCTGGAGTCGTACAATGTGCAAGTATGGCGACTTCTTTTTATATATGGATATTGACGATAAATATGGCGTTAAGTCTGTCATCGCGCTTCCAAGCCAAGAAATAGAAAGACTTGAGGGCAAAGATAGTACAAACCCAAATTACATTCAGTATCAATGGAACTCTGCTGGCATGACTTTTGAGAACTGGCAAGTCGCACACTTCCGCATTCTTGGGCACGATAAATACGCTCCTTACGGCACATCCATCCTTGAGCCAGCCCGTCGCATTTGGCGCCAGTTAACACTTATGGAAGATGCAATGATGGCTTATCGTGTTGTTCGTTCTTCCGAACGCCGCGTGTTTAAGATTGATGTTGGCGCGATTCCTCCGCAAGATGTAGAACAATATATGCAAAAAATTGTATCACAACTAAAAAGACACTCAGTGGTGGATCCGTCTTCTGGGCGTGTAGACTTGCGTTATAATCCAATGTCTATCGAGGAAGATTACTTCATTCCTGTTCGTGCTGGTTCGGCGACTGCCATTGAATCACTTGCAGGAGCACAAAACATCACAGCAATTGATGATATTAAATATCTCCGTGATAAGCTCTTTTCTGCATTAAAAATACCCGGCGCTTATCTTTCTATGGGTGATGAAGCAGCAGAAGACAAAACAACCCTTGCGCAAAAAGATGTCAGATTTGCAAGAACAGTTCAAAGATTGCAGCGCGTTATAGTTGCAGAGTTAACAAAAATTGGAATCGTTCATCTTTATACGTTAGGGTTCAGAGGAGATGACTTATTAAGTTTTAGCCTCACCCTTAATAATCCATCAAAGATTGCAGAGCTACAAGAAATTGAACACTGGAAAGCTAAGTTTGATATCGCTGCGTCCGCAACAGAAGGATATTTTTCTCGACGCTGGGTTATGGAACATATCTTCGGCATGTCTCATGAAGAGTTTCAAAGAACTCAACGCGAAATGTATTATGATCGCAAGCAAGATGCTGCGCTCCAGGCTGTTGCCGAAGCTGCAGCAGCAGAAGGCGGCGGCTTAGGCGGTGACCTCGGAGGAGAACTAGGCGGTGACTTGGGAGCAGACTTAGGAGGCCCGGCTGAAATGCCGGCTGGAGAAGCGGGCGGTGAGGCTGAAGCGGCCCTCGGCGGCGATCTTGGCGGCGGCGGAGAAGGTGGTGGTGCTGAAGGTGGTGGCGGAGAAGACTCCGCGCTATTAGCGGTGCCTCCGGGATCCAGAAATTCACGCAGACTTAAGCCTAGATTACATGGCGGAGAAAACAGCAACAGTAAAAAAGTTTATTATCCAGCCAAAAGAGATCGTCGCACCGGACCCGGCCCCAGAACTCGCTCTATTGCATCGGCTACTGGCCAAAAACATAGCCCTGGCCACCGAAATGTATTCCCAGGAGCGCGCGATATAGCTAATATTGCAAAGCCGCATGGTATTGCGGCTGGTATAATGGGCGAAGAACAGTCTATTTATAGTTTGAGAGAACAAACCGAAGAGGATAAATTGTTTGAAATAAACGAATCTGTTCGAACTCTTTTAGAAAACCTACAAGACAAAGATAAGGATAGTTTGGAGAAAAAGAATGAAAGTAAGGCACAATAAGAAAAGAAATACCGCATTTGTATACGAAGCTCTTGTAAGAGAGGCGACAGTTGCGGTTCTTAAAAACCAGAAAGAAAAGAAAGATAAAGCTGTTTCTATTTTAAAGAAGCATTTTCACAGTGATAGTCTTCTAAAGAAAGATTTAGAATGTTATCGCTCTTTATACGAAAATCAAAACATTGATCCAAGAATTTCTGAAAAGATTTTAAAGGAAGCGTCATTGCAGCGCCACCTTATTGATTCGGAAGGTTTATTCAAGCAACAGACCGCCCTCATCAATGACATTAACAAGGAATTATCTTCTGATGTATTCAACACTTTCGTTCCTAATTATAAAACTCTAGCTACAATTGATCAAATTTTTTCTCCTAAAACTTCGCCTAAGAGCAGGGTCATCTTGGAGAATGAGATTGTTAAAAGAATGAGCCACGCAGTGAAAGAAGAAAATCCAGGCCCCATCGACGGCATATTGTTCAAAACGTTTGTGCAAAAATTTAATGACAAATATGAAACAGATTTGCTGGAAGAGCAAAAAGAATTACTAACACATTATATTGTTTCGTTTTCGGACAACGCTTTGCAATTAAAATATTTTCTTCACGAAGAGATTGCCAGACTTAAGAGTTGTCTGAAGGAGGCCTCTAACGCTAGCGACATTAAGTCTGACTCTGATATGTTAGATAAAACTAAAAAAGTTATTGGCCGTCTAGACGGATATTCTAAGAAACCAATTAGTGAAGAGGTCATTCTTACTGTTTTGAAGACGCAGGCACTGGTGAAGGAGATCAATACTGATGGCAATAACGATTAGAGTTGGTGAGGAAGCTAATAGAAAATTAGTAACCCTTGAAATGGATATCCGTAAAAGCTTAAACGGAGATCTTATGATCTTCGATCACGGTGATATGGATATTATTCTTTCTGCGTCGAACAATAAGGTCGTTGCATTCCCAAAGGAAATAATGTCTGATTATGTTTATGGCGCCCAGAATAGGCTATTTACCTATTTGCGTAAGAGAGGTGTTGTCATTCCCGAGTCAATTCAAGCCGGCTCATTTTATGGATCATTTGAAGCAACGATGGAGACGCCAAAGAGCGAAACTATGAGCGCAGCCAAGATGGCACTTCTTAGTATCAACAATTTTATTACCGAAGAGCGCCCATATTTTGAGGCGACCGAAGCGATTATTTCGATGACTGACGATGAATTCATAGATCCAGATAAAGAGAACTCAACAGAACTTGGCGAGGTACCTCAGTCAGCAACACAGGGCTCTATTCGTACTGGCTTTATTCGAGATCCTTATTCGTTAAATTATATGTATACAATGTAGAGGAATTAATGACAGAACTATTAACATTCGTATTGTGCGCCTACGGGCTTACACAAATCCTTGTCTATGGCAAGATATTTTCGAGACTAAGACCAAAGAAAGGAAAGCTCGGAGAATTAGCTAACTGTCCTATGTGTATGGGATTTCACGTCGGCTGGTTTTTAATGCTGCTTTCTCCGTTTACTG